GTCACAATTGCGCCCCTACCCTGACCCTTCGTCCATTCGAACGAATGGAGCAGAACAGGTCGCTTGAGGAAGCCGATGATGTCGTTGGTAAGTCCATCTTGAGCTCCGCACTGAATTTCTTCTGGCACAGTAGTTGAGATGGCACGATCCTCGACGTTCACCTGTCCGTCCTCGATGATCTTCATCACTTCCTGCTGCCGCACTGTCTCGCCTTCCTCGCCTGCGAAATTCGGAATTTCACTAGGCTCCTCAAGGCCAGACTGCGCTGCACCAGTCAGCGGAGCGTCAAAGATGCCGTCAAGATGTTCATCAACGGTGTCTACTCCAAAATCGATGTCCGGCAACTGATCCACTTGGTCTAGATACGCAACTGCTTGCGCGGCACTAAGTTCGGGATCAGATGGCGGGGTGGTAACTCCTGGAGAACCACGCAACGTGATCAGCGAATTACACGCACGGTGTAGGGAGCGTGCAGTATTGGCTACCATGCCTTCATCAGGCTTCCAGCCACCCGCACGCTGTTCCATAACCTGCGTGTAAACATTCACCACGTCAATGATTCCCTGTGAAAGCTGCTTCCAAGCGGTGTCTTCTGTCAACTGTAGTTGTTGGAGTTGGTGTGTTAGTGTTTGAGTTGTAGCAAGTGAGTTTTCTTCGGGGTGGGGACCACTTAATCGACCCACACCAGCACGCCGAGTGCATAGCCTATTGTTTCTGGAGGGCACACATGCACCACTAGAGGTAAATACCTCTCCCTCCGCTGACTGGGACTTCCCAGACAAGCACCCCAGCGGGATTTGCTGCATCGGACCGTCCGGCGAATAGTCCGAAGCCCTGGTCACGGGGTTTTGCGACAATTTTCCACGGTATACGTATTTCTCCATGTCGATGCGGTTAGCTTCTTCATATGTTGGAAACGCGCATGGGGCCATGTGGTATATTGCGCTTCGTGCGGCGTCAAGTTTAGGGTAGTGCAGATTCCAGATCTGTCGCGAGTGTTGTGAGAGTTCGTAAACGGCATCCTGCAACACTAGCGCAGTAAGAGCTGCTTGGCTATCTGTCCGAGTCTTGTTCCAACAAGGCATCTCAAGAATTGTGTCCAGCTCGAGCGGTGCTCGGTGTCGCGCCTGATCAGCGTCCCATCGAAACTTTCGCTT